ATGGGTGTCTCCTCGGTCAGGGTGTGGTGCGCGTCACGGTGACGAGCGCCAGCCCCCCGCTCGCACGGGGGGAGGCGCAGGGCACAGTCAGCGGGTGCGGATGCTGCGGACGGCGTCCGAGGCGATGGGGTAGACGATGGCGAAGGCCGCGAGGGCAGCGCAGGAGGCGGCGAAGGTGATCAGGATCAGGGCGAACATGGTCGTGTCCTCGTGTGTGGTGCGTGTGGTGTCAGGCGGTGGTGGTGGTGGGGTCGAGTTGGCGGGCAAGGCGCTTGGCTCCCACCAGCGCATCGGCGGAGACCATGCTGGCATCGGGGCGAACGCCGCGCTCGGCGACCTTGCGGCGGTGCCACTTGACGATCGCGCCGTGCAGACGCGCCATCCGGTCGTTGATGCCGATCAACTCGACGCGGGTGTGCCAGTCGATCGCGCCGATCTCGAATGCGAGGTCGATCGCGCCCCGGAACTCGGCCTGCGCGTAGTCGATCGCCGCGAAGTTGTCGCGGGCGTTCAGGCTCACGCAGCGGCTGATTCGGCACCTGATGTGGGTCGCGAGACGGTAGCGGACCTTGGCGGTCTCGACGGTGGCGGGCGGGGCGAGGTGGGCAGCGGTGATCGTCATGGTCGTGTCCTCGGTCAGGGGTGAGTGCCTGTGGTTCCTTCACCACAATGCACCACAAGCATAGATCGGGATGCGCCACCGTGCAACCCCAACTTTCCAACGAAATTCCAAGATTTCTCCAGAATCGTGGTATGCAGCCCGGCATGGCCGAGACCAGCCCAGCACAGCCTGCGAGCCCGCTGAAGAAGCGAGGGCCGGGGCGTCCTCCCAAGAGCGCGGCAGGGGAAATTGCACACGCTAAAGAGGTCTTCCTCTCGGCGCTGGTCGAGAACGGCTGGGACACGGCGTGTGCGATGGCCGGGGTCGCGACCACCACGCCGTCCCGGTGGCGCAGCGATCCCGAGTTCCACGCCCGGCTCGAAGCACTCGATCGCGACATCGGAGATCGGCTGGAGAAGATTGCCGAGCAGGCGATCCACGGCCAGCGGCAGATGGACCGCAGCGCGATGACGCTGCTGATCTTCCGGCTCAAGGCGTTGAAGCCGCACAAGTACCGCGAGCGCGTGTCGCTCGAACACACCGGGGCCAACGGCGGCGCGATCAAGATCGAGAGCGGCGAGTCCACGCAGGGCTCGCGCTTCCTCGCCGAGTGGGGTGCGCGTGGCCGCATCACCTCGACCGCAAACTGAACACGAGCGGATCAAGGCGCTGCGCGAGCGCGTGTACGGCGCGACCGCGAAGGAGCAGCCGCATCTACGCGCCGCGTTCGCATCGGACTTCGCGCTGTGGTGCGAGTCGTGCGCGTGGACATACCGCGTGAAGGAGATCGCGCTCGATGGACGCGAGCGTCCGGTCGAGTACCCGCACACGCCGTTCGTCCTGTGGCCGTGTCAGGTCGCCGCCGCCGACTCGATCATCGAGTGCGTCCGCGAGGGCCGCGATGTGATCGTTCGCAAGACACGCGACATGGGCGCGTCGTGGCTCCTCTCCGCCGTCTCGCTGTGGGGCTGGCAGTTCCACGCATGGCAGGCGCTCATGGTGTCGCGTGTCGAGGATCTCGTCGATCGCACGGGCGACCCCGGCTCGCTGTACTGGAAGTTGGACTACCTCCTCGCCTCGCAGCCCGGGTGGCTGCTGCCAGCGAAGGCGGACGAGTTCAAGAAGGGCGGCGCGTACAGGCAGCACCTGATGCTGCGTCACCCCGAGAGCGGCGCGACGATCACCGGGCAGGCCAGCACCGAACACATCGGGCGCGGCGACCGCCGGACGCTCGTGGTGTTCGACGAGTTCGCCGCGCTCGACAACGCGGACGCCGCGTGGCGCTCCGCCGCCGACACCACATCGTGCCGCATCGCCGTCTCGACGCCGATCGGCGCGGGCACCGAGTACGCACGGCTCGTGTCGAAGGCGCGGACCTCCGGCGATCCACGGCTCGTCGAGTTGATGTACTGGCAGCACCCCGAGAAGGGCGCGGGCCGCGAGGACCGCGAGGACATCGACGGCAGCGTGACGGGGTTCGTCGGTGCGCGGTATGTGTGGACGCCGTGGCTCGCGGACCAGTTGCCGCGCCGCGACCGCATCGACCTCGCGCAGAACGTGTTCGCCGAGAACATCGGCAGCGGCGCGTCGTTCTTCTCGGCGCTGGCGATCACGAACCACCGCGACGAGAACGCCGCCGAGCCGAGGCGGTGCGAGGTGGTGAAGGGCAGGCTGGAGCCGTCGCCGCAGGGCAGGTGGCGCGTGTGGGGCGAGCCTGACCGCGTGGCGGACTATGTGGTGTTCCTCGACCCGTCGTACGGGACGGGCAGCGCGAACGCGGTGGCGTGTGTCATGGACGCTCAGGCCCGGCGCGTGGTGGCGGAGTTCGTGGATCCGAACATCCCGACCTACGACCTTGCCTTGGAGGTGGCGCAGGCGATGCGCCGGGTGTGGCGTGGTCGGCGCGAGGCGCTGATCGGCTGGGAGACGAACGGTCCCGGGGCGTCGTTGTTCCACGACTTCGAGCGCGCCGGGTGGCGCAACATCTACCGCCAGCGGGTGGACGGGACGAAGGACGAGCGCCGGACGATGCGGGTGGGCTGGACGAGCACGAAGCGGGCGAAGCGGGCGCTGCTTGGCGGGCTCAGCCGGGCGATCGCTCAGGGCGAGTGTGTGGTGCCGAGCGGCGAGTGCCTCGACGAGATGCTCGAATATGTGGTGCTTGACGATGGCAGCATCGAGGCGGGGTCGAGGCGTGACGATTCGAGCGGGGCGAGGGAGTCGCACGGCGACCGTGTGATCGCGTGTGCTGGGGCGCTGCTGCTTTGCGACGAGGCGGGAGCCCCGGTTGAGGAGGAGCCGATGTACGGTGGCGACACGTTGGGGAGCATCCTGAAGCACGAGGAGGTCATCAATGGCTAGGAAGCGCGGGCCGAGTCTGGCGGTGGGTCGCGGGGAGAAGTTGCCTGTTTCCAAGGGTGCGGGCCTGACGGCGAAGGGCCGGGCGCGGTACAACCGTGCCACGGGCTCGAAGTTGCAGGCACCGACGAAGGACAAGGACAATCCGAGGCACAAGTCGTTCTGTGCGAGGTCGAGGTCGTGGACGGGCGAGCGCGGCAAGGCCGCGAGAAAGAGGTGGGGGTGCTGAGATGCAGATACCGCCGATGATCGCGAGGTTCGACCCGCAGACGCAGCGTGCCGACGGCACGGCGAAGGGTGCCGGATGGCTTGGCCCGTTCCGCAACAAGTCGGGCGAGGAGGTCACCGAGTACTCGGTCGGCGTGGACATCGACGGCAAGGAGGTTCAGATTCCGACGCTGGTCCCGGGCATGAGCCGCGAGGAGATCGATCAGGTTCTCGTGGCATCGGAGTACGGCGAGATGCCCAACGAGGCGATCATCCGCAAGGCGATCGCCCATGCCCGCAAGATGATGTCGGAAGGCAAGTCTCCGTTCTCGTCGGTTCCGATGAATCTCGTGCAGAAGGTGCAATGACATGGCGAAGAACTCGCTGGTGGGCAACATCAACCGTCGCAAGCGTCTTGGGATCTCGCGCCCCAAGTCGCAGTCAACCGTGAGCGCGAAGTCATACGCCGCCATGAAGAGCGGCTGGAAGAAGAGCAAGTGATGCCGAAGGTAGGAAAGAAGTCGTTCCCGTACACGAAGATGGGCAAGATGCAGGCTGCGGCCTACGCCAAGAAGACTGGCAAGTCGATGGCGAAGAAGAAGGGCCGCTGATGCCTTTCAAGAGCAAGGCCCAGCAGCGGTTCATGTTCGCGACGATGCCGAAGACGGCGAAGAAGTGGGCGAAGAAGACCTCGTCCACGAAGCGCCTGCCGGAGCGTGTCGCGAAGAAGAAGGGAGGCCGCAAGTGAAGAAGTCCAAGAAGAAGGGCGGCAAGAAGTGCTGATCCGCTGTGCAGGCAGGATCCTCGTGCCGCTCGCTTCGGTGAAGTGGTGCGAGGACAACGGAGACGCGATCGTCGTGTTCGTCGGCGACCGCGATCGGTTCGTGTGCAGCGGCGCGGACGCGAGGGCGTTGCGTGCGCTGGTGCTTGAGGAACCCAAGGTGCGGGCGCAGCCCGCGAAGGAAGAGAGCCATGTACGGAAGCAAGAAGAAGTCGATGAAGTCGTCCCCCCGTTCCCGAGGCGGAAAGTCGGCAGGTAGCCGCTACGGCCACGGCGGCGGGATGGGCGGTGGCAAGGGCGGCGGCATGGGCGGTGGCATGGGTGGCGGAAGGAAGGGGCGCTGACGATGCTGCGGCTCGATCTTCGTTCGTTGATGCGGGAGGTGGAGGCTGCGGAGGATTTCCGCGACCAGCACCTCACGGAGTGGCGGCGTCTGATCGAGCGGTACCACGGGCCTGCGTTCCGTGGGACGGCGGACGGGCAGGACGACCCGGAGAACTTCGTGCATGAGTACGTGTCGCTGATCCTGCCGAGGATCATCCACGACTCGCCGAAGGTCCGGGTGCGGTCCTCCCGTCCGGTGTCGCAGTCGTTGACGGCTGGCGTGCTTCAGGTCGGCCTGAACCGCTGGACGAAGATGACCAAACTCCGCAACACGCTGGAGCGGATCGCCACCGACATGCTGCTTGGGTATGGCGTGGCGATGGTGGTGAACGAGCCCCGCAAGGGCTACAGGTCGCCTGACGGTCAGGATCCGTGGCTTCCTCGCGTCTACCGCATCAGCCCGGACAGGTTCTTCATGGACCCGGCGGCGTCGAACGTCGAGGACGTTCGGTACATGGGCCATTGCTGGGTGGTGGACAAGGACGATCTCGTCGAGCAGGCCCAGCGCGAGGAGGGCTGGGACATGGACGCGATCGTCGCCATCGGCGAGAACGCGGGCGTTGACGAGGTCCGGGCGGACGAGGGCCGCAAGCGCGAGATCCCCGACCGCAAGGAACTGGTCGTCTACGAGGTCTTCGTGCCGGAGGTGAGGGACGAGGACTCGGAGGAGGTGGACGAGGCGACCGGGCTCTCGATGTTCAACGGCACGATCTACACCATGCTGAAGGGGCAGGCGAAGGGCGAGGCGGCGAACGTCGGGTTCGTGCGTGCGCCGCGCCCCTACTGGGGGCCGAGGACGGGTCCGTACACGGTCTTCGGGGCGTACACGGTGCCGGACGACCCGTACCCGCTGTCGCCGATCGTGTGCATCGTGCCGCAGATGGACGATGTCAACGCGCACCTTCGCTCGATGCGGTACTCGGCGAGCGCATACAAGCGCGTGGTGGCCGTTGACAGCCGTAACTCCAAGTTGGCTCAGGACTTGCGTGACAGGGACGACCTCTATGTCGTGCTTGCCGACGGCATCGACCCCACGCAGGTGGTGCCGTTTGAGGTTGGCGGGATCACGGCCCAGCAGGTGCAGTACTCGGGGATGGCGCAGGACAGGCTCGACCGCGTCAGCGGCATCCACGACGCCATGCGCGGGAACGTGACGGGTCAGGCGACGGCGACGGAGATCTCGATCGCCGAGAGCGCCAGCGGCCTGCGGATGGCGCACCTGAAGCGCCAGTTCAGCGAGCAGGTGAACGAGGTGATGAGGAACGTGGCGTGGTTCCTGTTCCACGACCAGAAGGTGACGTTCCCGCTCGGCGAGGACGGTATGGTGATCATGCGTGAGCCGGAGCCGATCTTCAGCCCACGGGCGATGGTCGGGCTGTTCGACGACCTCGACATCGACATCGACGTGATGAGCATGGAGCGGGTATCCGACATCGTCATGCAGAAGCGGGCGATGGAACTCCTGCAACTGGTGGGGACGCTGTCGCAGGCGGTGGTGGCGAGCCCCCACGTCAAGTGGAAGGAAGTCATGTCGATCGTCGGCGACGCCATGAACATCCCAAACCTCGCCGACATGATCGACGACCAGAAGGTGCAGCAGATGCAGCAGCAGCCTGTGGTGTCTGCACCACAGGGCGGCAAGTCGCCGTCCGAGTCGATTGCACAAGTTCTTGGAAGAAACAGGGGAAAGTAGCGATGCCGATTTATGCTTTCCGCGACGAGGCCACGGGGCGCGTGGTCGAGAGGCACTTCTCGATGGCCGCTGCGCCAGCGATCGGATCAACCGTCGAGGTCGATGGTGTGCGTCTGACGCGGCTCATCTCCGCATTTCAGGTCGATTCGGCGACGAACAGGTCGCAGTACCCGTACGTCTCCAACGCCCTTCCCCGGCGCTTGCCCGGGTGCAGGACGAACCGTCAGGGCAAGCCCATCATCGAGTCGCGCCGCCATGAGCGCAACGTCATGGCACAGCATGGATTTGAGAAGGACTAGGACACCATGAGTGAACCCAACGTCATCGAGGCCGAGGCACCAGCCGAGGCGAACCCCATCGTGGCCGACAAGGCCAGCGCCGTCGATCACGACGACGCCATTCTTGATCGGCTGCTGTCGCGTGACGACGAACCGGAGGCGATCGAGGAGCCCGATGAGGCTCCTGCCCCCGTCGAACCACGCGATGAGATCCCGGTGGCGACCATCGCGTCGCCCGACCGGGAGAAGTGGGCAGGCGTCCTGAAGAGGGACGGCGTGCCCGAGCAGGTCATCATGTCCGCCGACGACGCAACCCTCCGCGCTTGGGCCGACAAGGCTTCCAAGCGGCAGAAGGATGTCGATGGCTACGGCAAGAAGATGGCCGAGTTGGAGAAGCAGTTGAAGGCCAAGGCAGGCACGGAGCCGCCGGGCGAGGACGACGACATCGAGGACGACGTTGACGACGCCGAACCCTCGAAGCCGAAGGCCGAGTCCCAAGAGGCGGAAGACCCGTTCTCCGAGGTCACGGAACTGCTTGGCGAGGAAGCCGCAAAGCCCCTCAAGGCGATGCGTGCCGAACTCGCCGAACTCCGCACCGCGCAGCAGAAGGCGGCGGAGCAATCGTTGATGTCTCAGGTGGATTCAGCCGTCTCGTGGTTCACGGCCCAGTACGGGGGCAAGTCCCCCACGCGGGAAGCCGTGATCGCCGAGATGGACCGCCTCGGGGCATCGAAACCCGGAACCTACCCCACCGTCATGCACCTCGCTCAGGAGGCGTTCTCCAGCCTCGCAGGACAGGTCGCATCCCCGGCACAGGCACGGAAGGCAACGCAGCCGACCGCCGTTCGCGGCGTGTCTCGCTCGGAGCGCCCGAAGACGCCGTTCGATGCCGAGGACGCGATCCTCGATGCGCTTCTGGAGGGCAAGACCCGGGACGAGGCAGTGCGGTTGACAAGAAAGTGAAACTCCAATGGCAGGGACTCCCCTCCAGACCTTCAATGACTTCATGGCGGCCACCGGGCCGACCTACCTCACGTCGGCCGATGCCGTCATCAACGAGGCCGTCAAGAACACCTATGCGTTCTCGCGGCTCCTCAAGGACAAGACCTCGGAGGCCACCATTCAGGGCGGCAACGAGATCCGCGATGTCATCATGTTCGAT